TATAGCGCGCGAAAAAAATTGATACCGATTTGAATAAAAATTGATACCGCGAAAAAATTAAAGGGAAATAACATTTGATACCGGATTGTCGCTACTTACTTCAGTATCAAAAAAGGTTGTTAGGGAAGTAGTCGCTGGATTCACACTGTTTTTGTGACCGTGACTCTTCCTGAGCAAGGGCTTCTATATCGAAATAGTCTTGGGCCACAACAATCTCATCAACTCTGAGTGCATCATTGTTAAATTCAGCCAAAGCGCTACAGGCGTCTCGAAGTAAGGCCGTGCGTTCAATGAAGCCCAGATCAACCGAAACGTCTGTAGCTGTGTAAGTCATACCAGAAACACCCACTACAGACATAGTGAGCGTATGCTCCTCTTCATAAATCGTCATAATTTTATCCTCTAAATACTCGCCACGCCGTTCCGTTCCACTTTGCTTTAACTGTGGTGAACGTCATAGAAGGTGTGTGGGAAAAGGATTGGGAACCATTAACCAACACAGTTGAGGTTACGCATGCAAACGTAACGGCACCAGTACCAACAAGTGTAAATTCAATTTCCTGCCCTGAGACAAGGCTGGTCGAGGGTAATAAAACTGAAAATGCATTACTGTTATTAAGCTCATAGCATGCAGTAGACAAGGCAGCTACAGACCCTGATGCCATGGAACCATAGGTACTCCCTCCCCTGATTCTGAAACCGTACGGCGTCAGCGCCGAAGGATAAACTGAAGAGCCTGGGTATCGCCAGAGTATAGAATGTTGAGTATTGGACCCGTTGAATAAGAAGCCAGTCGGAGATGAGGTTGATTCCTTAAAGGCTGCCTCATCAGCTGGTCCACCGACGCCATCAGATGCAACAAAGGCCCCCCATTTTGCCCCTTGTGAAAAAAAACCAGCCATCCATCTTGCAGAAGGACCACCTGCGCGTGACAAAAATGATGTATTGCAGCCATATGCTGACTGAGGCAAAACAACCGCATCAATACAGTTAACTTCATTGCTCATAGGAACAGCATTATTCACCATGCCCAGCTCCATGAGTGCTGCCTTTGAAGCCTTACAGGACGGATCCATAAACAGGTTCATGTTTAGAACCCAGATTTTATCCTCAATGTTAACGTAGAGACCCACGCCATCTTCAGGCGTGACGACGGTATCACCGTCAATTGCCCATTCGTCAACATAAACAAAACCCTCATGCTTATCCGTGACTATTGCCCAGCAGCGAGGGGTGTGGTTGGTTCTTACAACGTCGCCAACTTTAATATTTTCGTAGGTTTGAATGGATGATGGCTTAAAGCTATTAGCCGTGTATGTTGCTGTTGAGACAACCTCCCATTCTTCAAAAGTTGCACTACGATTATCAAAATACGCGCTCGCACCATCCATTGAATTATATTTTGCAATATCACGAGCACGAGACACGCCTGTAATCTGAGGGTTAAAAGTACCGGCACCAGACTGATTCATGCGCACAGACAGGCCAACGGCATTTCGCCTTACGCCTCTGGTTCGTTTTCCGAGAAATAAACCACCATAATGCAGCAGATCTTTACCAGGAACGACCGACTGCTCATCAAAAATTTGCTTATCCTCTACAGGATTTCTTCCAAGATAAGAAAGGGTTGCACCTATATCTTCAACAGCGCCGAGGCGAGAGAGAACTTTATAGACATCATTATATTTATAACCTAAAAGAGTTGCTCCATCCGGCTTTGCAACATCTTTTCTGAAAAGGTCTGATACTGATTTTATCGCTTGAGATAACTGGTCAAACCTGGCTTTATCTGGAGCCTCACCGGCTAGCTCCAGAATGGCCAATAACTCAGCTTGAACAATATTGAACCAGTCAGCCCCTGGCCAGCTTATTCCACCTTGTTCGACACTCTCGCCAAACCAGCGTGGTGAAACAGACTGTGTTTGTTTAGGTTCAGGCATCTCGGGGACGCCACTTGTATTATCAAGATGGTACATGACGCCTCCTTATGGCTTCTGGGGCCAGGCGATATCGGCGCTGGCGGTATCAATACGGCTCAGGGAAAGGCGATATTCCTGCCATTTCGCCAGCATCACGGCTTCTTCGTCAGTCGCCTGACCGCTGTCGGCCGCATAGGTCAGCACGGCGATTTGCTGCGACGCCTCGGCCAGCAACTCGGCCTTGCGGGCCTCAGCCTGCTCCTGCAGATATTCAGCCTCCAGCGCGAGGTTCTTCACCCAGGCAGAGCCATCCCACTCGTCGAACTGGCCCGGAATCAGCCGCGTATAGCCGTCAGGAACCGGGCCAAGCTCGATGATCGTGGACGCCTCTTTGGTTGAGGTGTTCCAGACCGTAAGCCCGCGCAGGTCCTTCACGTAGACCCATTCCGTCCCGTTCCAGCGGGTCACAAACGTCGGCTTGGTCTCCGGCGGCTCGACAAACGTGCAGCCTGCCGGAAGCGTGAACCATGCGCTGGTGACGATGTGCTTAGTGCCGTCGCTCTCGTAGAACGCACTGCCGGTTTTATCCTCTACCTGCAGCCACTGGCCATCGGCGAACTGCAGGACGTGTCCTGGCTCCGCAGCCGGTGGCTCTGACGTAATAGCCCAGTCCGGCAGCGCCTCGCTCAGGGACGATATAACGAACCCGGAGCCGTGCTCGTCCCAGTAGCGCTGGCCGCGAATATCATCGACGTACTGCCACTGGCCATCGGTGAAAATACCCGTCTGGCCCTGCGCGGGCTCACAGGGCAAATGGGTGGTACTGGCAGGTAGCCCGGTGCCCGCCGGGATAGTCATAAATACGGAGCCGATATAAACGCCGTCGGCATCGTACTGATAAATCCAGAGCGCCTGCGGGCTTTGAGAAAATTCGAATGACATTACGCTAACCTCACAATTGCGTTAAACGCGATATTCCTGACGGTGTTTTCACTGTTGCCGAAGTTATTAACCGTGACCGCGTGGCCGTGGGGGCCGATATAAACCGTGTGGGCATGAGGGCCGATATAAACCGTGTGAACATGATTACCCGCATCCTGCATCGTGGCTGCATTCCACAGTCCCTCCATCGCAGCAATGCGATATTCAGTCGTAGGATTAACATCATCCGAGTCGCCGGTGCTGCCGAGGTTGTCTATATCGCTGGACCGGGCCCCCAGTTTATTAAACCGGGCATCATTAACGTGGTTATGCTGGCCGTTCTGGCTGGTCTGCTTCGTGCCCAAATCGGTATTAGCGGTGCTGGCGGTGCCCAGGTCGGTCGATGCGACGCTGGCGCTGTGCGCGTGGGACTTCACGCCGTCGGCCTCCAGCGACAGTAGCGCGCGGCCCGTCGCGGGCAGAAACTTGATGGTCTGGCCGCGCATGTCCGGGATGATGCCGGACGGGTAAGCCTGCGCCAGGCGCGGATATGCAGCCTTATCGAACGACTGGCCCAGCGCCAGCGCAAAGCCGGTCGGCGCAGTCGCGCCCGGCCACGGAAGCGGTATGCCGGGCGGCAGCATATAGTCGGAGGAAAACATGCGGATAGCCTGGGCGAACTGGTCCATTTTTGATTTAACCGGCGTGATATTTGCCAGCCTCAGGACGTTCATCATTTCCATCTGAATAATATTGAACCAGTCCGCGCCGGGATAACTCGGCGCAATACCGTCACCGCCTTCGGTGAAATAACGCGGCTCGGTAAATAAGACCTGATGGACCGGCGGCAAATCCGGCACGGAGGAATCATTATCCAGGTAATACATAATCAGACCTCATATAGAAAATCGTAGGCGTGCCCGGCCAGGCGGTAGCGCCGCAGAAAGCATTCCAGTATTTGCGCCTGCAGGCTTACCAGTGGCGTCAGGACGTTGCTGATGCTGCGAAAGCGGATCATCGGCATGTCGGTGACCGTCACCTGCAGGAGATAGCGGTACTTGTGACCGTATATCGGGTACATGATGTTGCGCAGGACGTGATGCGGCAGGATCTCCGTCACCTCGATAGTGAAACCGAGCGCGTCATAGACCGCCTGCTCAATCTGCCAGGTGGCCAGCCCACCCTTGCGGTGGTACTTCTCCACCACGGCGTCGCGGCGGCGCTCAAAGCCATCAGGGATGGCGTTACAGTCCGGCAGGCCGAGGTAGTCTTCCCAGTCGGCCAGCAGCAGGTCGGTGGTCTCCGGGCGCATCTCTGGCATCAGCAGGTCGGCGTTCGCCTCGGCGTAGTGCAGCCTGGCGCTAAAGCCGCGCAGCAGCGATATCAGCGCAGCCGTCTGTTCGCGCGGCCACGCCTTACCGCGCGGCATCAGCTGCTGCAGAACCTGGTGCCAGTCGTCTACACGATGCGCCATGTGACCGCTCCCAGCGTCAGCAGCTCGTAGTTCTGGCTGCTCTGGTTGTTAGTGATATCCAGCTCGTAGTCGGTGACGCCGGTGGCAGAACCGATGGCCGTGCGGATAGCAGACAGCAGCAGCGTATCGCCCGGCGACAGCGAGCGGAACAGCGCCTGCAGGCTGAGCATGACCGCAGAGCGGATGGCGGCGGTGTCCGGGATGACCCGGATAGTGAGCGGTACGGGCTTCAGCGTCAGGGGGATGGGCCAGACCTCAATACCGCCTGGCTTGCCGACCCACGTACCGGTGGCCGGGTCCTGGTGGCGGTAGAGGTAGGAGAGCATCGACTCGCGGTCCGTCCCGGTCGGGATGATGTCGTCGCGGTGGTCATAGACCCACGCCAGGCCGACGGTGCCCCGACCGTGCCAGTTATCGAACGCCCAGGCGCGGCTGATGCCCGGCAGCTCCGTGGCCCAGAGCACGTAATCATGCAGCGCGCCGCCGGTGGGCGGGTTGCGCTTGCGGTACAGCAGGCGGGTCAGCAGCTCGGGAACGGACTCGACGTCCGCGCCGCCGGAGATACCGGCAGCGGCCACCACGCCGTCGCTGTTCACTCCGGGGATCGGAGAGATGAGCGTCAGGACGTCGCCCGCCGTCAGGTTGCCGCTGAGGCCGGTTTCGTCGGCCTGCACCAGCACGGTGATTTTGCCTGCAGACGGATCGTTGGTCGCGGTGACGTGGTAGCGCACGCCATCCTGCGTCTGCATCTCAGTATCGAGCGGCAGCGGGCGGGTGCCGGTGAAGGTGACCGGGCCGTTTGCGAACGACGCAGCCTTGCGGATGACGCCCTCGTAGCGGGCGGTATCAATGATGGTCTCGTCGGCGGACTCTTCCGTCGGGATTATCTGGTTTTTAATCCAGGTCTGATAATCGTAGAGGTCGCGTAGAGCGCCGCTAAAAGCAATGTTTAACGCGCGTTCAACGCCGACAATCGGCAGCTCCTGGTCCAGCTCAATTTCAAGGTCCTGAATCCCGGCGCGAATAATCTGGCGCAACGTCGGGACGCTAAATGTTGCCATTTTCAATCGCCTCCCAGCGTTTCTTTATTTCAACGGTTAATTCGGTTTTATCCGGGCGGGTGAGAATAATCGTCAGGCCGAGGACATACATGCGGGGAATGGTCGCTATGACCTGCGCATTTCGCGCGTATCCGTTGCGTAATAGCGGCTGCATGGCAAGGCGGGCGTAATTCTCAGCGCGCAGCCGCACCTCTTCGGTGAGCTTTTCACGGTCAAGCAGCCAGAGCTTTGAGCCCCATTCAAAATCACTGTAAGAATTACCGCACCAGCCGCGACGGTCGTCAGTGCCGTCGGGAATAATATCGCTGGTATCCGCCCGCGCATCGGTAAACAGGCAGATATACACTAAAGAAACAAGGCCCTCGTCAAACGAAAGGCCATTGTGTTCAATCTCTATATCCGCGCCTGCGGGCAGGTGCCAGTTTAGTCTGATGGTCATGATGGCGGCTTCGTAACGGACCCCGTTTCCGGATGAACATGACCCAAAAAAGACTTTCCGCTAACGGTAATATCGTCGCTGAATGACGTCGGGCCGGTGACAGTAATTTGCTTACTGATAATTTCACAGCTCTCGTCGGCAACCAGATTTACCTTTTTCCCTGTTATTTCGATAACGCCATCTTTCAGCAGGCGAATAATATGACCTTCCTGATGATAAATACAGACGTCGCCTTCTTCCGCGTTCTGCGGCCTAAGACTTTTATTCTCTACGGCGATGGCCACCATACCGTCGCGGCGACCGCCGACGGCCAGGACAATAGCCTCTGACCCGACCGGCGGATGGCTGGAAAACCCGTAGTTCTGGAAACGCTCGACGTCGTCGTTAGTCTCGTCGGCCAGCGACTGCAGCTGCAGGTTCTGGCGACCCAGGCTGTCCTTAACCATGCGGACCAGAGCGCGGTCAACCACCAGGCGCATACGCCGCCCGAGCGCCGCCAGCTGCCCCGGAATGTTTACGTTCTTCAGTCCCATGTTGCCCCCACGGTGGTTGTCGATTTCTTCTTGCCTTTCGCCTTCGCTTTCTGTGACGGCATGTCGAGAGAGTCCGGCGGCACCAGGGAGAGAACGGTCAGACGGCCCTGGTCGCCCTCCATAAACGACACGGTCTTAATCAGCCAGGTAACGTCGAGCTGCTGGATTGCGTCGGTGATTTTCACCAGCCGGTTCGTCTGCCAGAGCGGGCCGCTGACGCCGTTCTCCCGCCAGCCCGCTACGGTGATTTCGGTCGTGGTGCCTTCGCCCTGCATCCGGGTCTTGTACCACTCCCCGCGTGCGCTGGCGCCGCCGACCGTCAGGCTGTCTTCATTGACCAGAATCTTCGGGCGGTAGCGCGTTATTTCCGGGTCGCTGACGATGGTCTGACGCCCGCCAATCATCTTCACCGGCTGGCTGTCCCAGGTGTCGCCGCCTGCGCTGACGGAGCCCTTGACGATGTACTGGCTCGCGCGCTCGCGCCAGCTGAAGCGCCCGCGTGCCGCGAGGATATTCTCACCCAGCACCAGCGAGACACCGGCGCGCTGCGACGACGCGCGGGTGATGACCAGGCGACCGTGGGCGTCAGAGGTCACCAGAACGCCGCGCTGCTTTGCCAGCCGGTCGAGCAGTTCAAAGCCGGTTTCGCCCTGTTCAAGCGTGATGCTGCCGAACGCCTCGCCGGTGTCGGTCTCGTTAATCACCTCGATGCCGTAGGGCCTGCAGATGGTCGCCGCCAGCGCCTCGAGCGTCTGGCCCTTCCACTGCCCGGACTTATCGACGACCGAGCTGTCCACCAGGTCGCCGGTCTTGTCACGTCCCATCACGCGCAGGGAGACGTTGTCAGCGTCGTAGCTCGGGATGAAGTCGTCGATGTACCCGGTCATGACCCGGTCGCTGCCGATGGCGACCGTGCACGCCTGACCCGGCCTGATGGTGCGGGGCGCGGCCTCAGACCAGCGGGCAGTGACGGTCAGGTCGAACTCACCGGCGATGGACTCCAGCGAGCGGTTAATGGTCATGTCGGTCCAGCCGCCCCAGACCTGGCCGCCAACGTTCAGGGTCACTTCTTCAGTCATTGCTGATGATCTCGATGGTCTGTGCCGGGGTGATAAAGGCGGGATAGCGCAGGCGGTTGCGGGTGACCAGCTCGTCGCGGTTTTCCGCATCACCGGTCTCACGGTAGGCAAGGAGCATCACCGGCACCGTGCGGGCAGGCGTCACGCGGCGCAGCTCCGGGAGCTGGATGCTGCGGATGCGCACGTCGTTGACTACCGCAAAGCGCAGGTCGCGCAGGGAGCGCCACAGCTCGCGCAGGCCGTTTTCCACGGAGTCGGTGGCCATCTCGCCGAGCTGCTCCGCCAGCTGGTCGCCGGTGGTACGCGCGTCCTGGCCAGTCTCGAAGTCGGCGACGGCCACAACCTCGGCCTGTGCAACGAGCGTGGAGACGATCACCAGGCGGCGGAAGTCTTCAATATTGACCTCCATAGCCGCCGTGGTCTCGGGCGTCGAAGCGGGAGTCACGCTGCTGGCGAAGCCGGTGTCCGGGTCAACGATGATGTTATCCACCAGGGACTTCTTCGCCGCTTTGGCAGCGCGGTCGCCTTTCCACTTGTCGCGCAGCTGGTCGTACACGCGCAGGGCGAACGGCGGCTCAGAGACCAGGTCCTTCATGTCGCTGATGAGGTCGGTGATATCCCGGACCATCTCGCCCGGCGCGGCGGCAACGATGCCCGCCATGTCCTTGAAGCGGTTCAGGCGGTCCATCCATTCGCTCAGCGCATCCGGCAGGCTCGGCAGGCTGGTAACAAAGCCCTCCATGTCTTCCAGCAGGGTGTCCACCATGCTGCCCACGCCATCCAGCGCCGCAAACCAGTCGCCGTTAGCCATCGCCTCCTTGACGCGGTCTGCCGCGCTGAGCGCCTTGGCGCTGGTATCTTCCGCGCCGGAGGGAAAGAGCTGCTCGCCCGCCTCGTAGACCTCAAACGAGATGTAGGCGACGCCGCCTTCCTCGGTGGACAGCCGGTGCGTAACGCGGCCCGCCTGCACCTTCTGCACGCCGAACCAGGGATGCACCAGCTCACCGGGGCCGGGCGTGTTCAGCGCCGCCAGCAGGCGGTTCATCTGGTCGATGTAGTCACTGCCGAGCAGTACGGCGTTAATCTGCTGCTGCGTCAGCACCGCGCCGTGGTCTTCCGTCCAGCCCACTTCCTTTTTGGGGTACGCGTGCGGGATGGCGCGGCGTCCGCCAGCGCCCTCCACGTCGCGGAAAAAGAACGGGACGCCCCGGAACGAGGCGTCGCGCAGGTCTTCCCATCGGGTTTTTGCCATCAGTTCTGCTCCACGCTGGAGACGCCGGACGACGCGCTCATGGTCACCCCGGGCGTGTTCACCTTGACGCGGTTGACCTGCACCCGGTCATCCTTAACCACCACCTCGATATTGCCCTGCAGCTGCTGGGGCAGGAACGGGTAGCCTGACTGGCTCTGAGGCTGTGACGCGGCCCACGGGCGAGGGTCGGTAATCTGCGGGTCGCTGCCGATGGAGTTAAACCAGTTCGTCAGAGACTCCCACTTCCTGGCCATGTACTGGCGGTTGCGCTGGCTCTGGCTGGCAAAGTCGCGGTCCTCCGGCGAGGCGCTGTTGTCGGCAGCCGTCTGCCTGGTCAGATCGTCGATGCGTCCCGGTAATTTGTACTGGGTTTCCAGCTCGTCATACAGCGCCAGCGCACCGACGACGGGAGCAGCAACCTTACCCACGCCGCGAAAGACCTTAGCCATGCGCCCCGCGCCAGCACCGGCCCCGGCACCTGCGCCACCAGGTCCGCCCGGCAGGTTACCGGCTCCGCCCATACCGCCCGCGCCCATGTTCACCACATAGACCGGCATCACGCCGGAGCCAAAGACGTCGGCAACGCTTTTGGGAATGCCTTTACCTTTGCCGACGCCGAAGAGATCGAGCGCGCCCTTGCCGAACTGGAATGCTTTGCGGGCAGCGATGATTCCACCTACGGCAAGGGTGATTTTTTTCCCTACATCCAGCCAGTTTTGCACCGTCTTCTGGTCAACTGAGTTAATGGCATCTGCCAGCTCCTGTACAGGGCCAGCAAGGTTGCCGTTAGCAAACTTTTTCCAGGTGGTGTTCAGGGCTGACATTGCTGACGTAAAATCTTGGGCAGCATATGCCGCGTCCTTCAGGATCCCCTGCCCATCGGCTACCACACCGTTATAGCGCTTCAGGTTCTCAGCACCTTTCCCGGAGGTCACGCTGCTCAACAATAAGATACTGTCCTGATTGAACCCGGCCCCCAGCAGGCGATCATTCTGGGTTGCAGCGCCTTTATTGCCAGACTTTTGTGCTATCTGCTGCATAAGTAACGGCAGCGACTGAATTCTTCCATCTTTGCCGAAAACGTTAATGCCATTGCGGCGCAGCTCTTTCACTACCTTGGGGAGCTGAAGGTCACGGATTAAATTTTCGACTGCTGTCGATGCTGTCGCTCTATCGCCCGTGGCATCAATAGCACTCTCCATGGCAACACCAACGTCTTTGATACCTTTCACCCCAATGCCACCGGCAGCTGAATACATAGAAAATGCACGGATACCGCGCTCGGCAATATCCTTCAGTTCGAATGCGCCTTCTTTACCGAGCTGATTCAGCGTATCCATTGCCTTCAACGTGTCTTTTTCATCACTGACATTAAACTTCTGAAACTGAGCAAACAAAGCACCTATGCTTTCACCGTCTGCACCGGATGCGGCAATTGATGGGGCGATGATATTGCGATTCTTAAAGCCAAAATCAATATCACCAGTTACCGTTCCGACCTTTTCGATTGCGCTTACTACTTCACTATCATCAACACGGAACTTGATAGCAGAGTCTTGCATCCCCTCAAACATACCGGCCATTTCTTTACGGCTTTTCTCGGCGGCCAGGCCCATACGCGTAATGCGCCGGTCTGTTTCGGCAAAATTCTTCAACATCGCACCGCCCGCAAAACCGGCAATCATGGTGGTGTAGCGGTTACCCAGCATGTCCAGTCCGCGACCTGCAGCCGCCGTCGTTGCCTTAACCACGTTCATCGCCCGCTCATTGCGGCGGGCGAACTCGGACATATTGGCACCGTACTGGCGGGCTTTGGCGGTCAGGTTCCCCGCCAGGTTGATGAGAATCTCAGTTGTGAGGCGGTTTGCCATGTTGCTTCCTCAACTGCTCTGTAATGCGCAGCAGGTGCCGGAGAGGCATCTGCTGCAGGTAGTCAACGCTGAAGCGCTGGGAGAGATTGACGATGAGGTTACTGAGCGCCGTCGCCATCGGCATCATCTCGCCCCCGGTCAGCCGTCTCCGTCAGCAGGCCATCGACGTCGCCCGCACGCGCCGTCAGCATTTCCAGGTCTTCCGGGTGGAAGGCGTACAGCTGCTTAAGGGAGAGCGGGCCGGGAAGCTCACCGACCTGCAGAATTTGGCGTCGCAACAGCTCAACGCCCATCAGCACTTCGGAGCAGTAGGCTACCGCCTTACCGTTGTCACTGATGACCACGCGCTCCGCTGCCAGCTGCGCGTCAATTACATCCTTTGATGTCAGCTCCCGGAAAGTCACCACCCGGTGGCACATCTCGTCATCGGTGCCCTTGCCGGTGATGTAGCCGTGCTTAAGCGTCATTGTCATCTGTGCCATGACTTACACCTTCACCAGTTTCTTGCCGATGAAGTTGGCGCTGATGGTGCCTGCGTCTTCATCCAGGGTGGCCGGGTTGTCGGTCGCCGAGCCGGTCATCATGTAGGTCAGGCCGTTATCGCCTTCAAACATCACCGTCACTTCCTCCCAGTTGCTGATTTCGATGACGTCCATGTCCTGCGCGGCGGCGATGGTCATCTGGATCGAGGGACCGGCCATCTTGCGCGAGTTGCCCCACACCTTGCCGCCCCCCATGTGCTGCGTGCGGGCGTAGCCGCCGGGGTTGAGGGTGGATTTCCCCTCGGTCTTTATCTCGCGCCCGTTGATGCGGATGGACGCCATACCCAGAATGCTCATGCGGTGCTCCTTAAAGTTTGAACTGGATGAGACCGGCCAGAATGCGCAGCTGGTTTACCAGGTTCGGATGGCAGATGAAGTTCAGGCGGTTCTTGTCGCTGCCGTCGAGATAGACCTCCAGCGTGTCCTTGTAGTCGTCGAAGTCCTCAACCAGGCCCGCGGGGATCAGCTCCGTCAGCGCGATGTCGAGCAGCTCGGCGCGGGCAATCTTCGGCGTCATCACAGGCTGGCCGGGTTCCAGCAGCTCCAGCACGTCGTCTCCGGCGAGCTTGTGGCGCGGATAGCGGTTAGTGAAGCGGTTCTTGATGACGTAGCGGATGCGGCCGAGCGTCGCCGGGGACTGCACGTCGAGGTAGGACGTATCGGCGTCGCCGAACTGGTTCACGCGGTACATGGTGATCTCACGCTCAATGCAGACGTTGTCGCTCGCATCGGCGTAGTGGGTCGCGATGCCGTCGTGCAGCAGCAGGTTGCGCTCCTGCATGTCCCAGCGCACGGTTTTGCCGGGCGGCAGAATGCCAGGCAGGACCAGCGTCTGCAGCGGACGTGCCGGGTCGTTGGCCAGGTAGTATGCCGCGATGCCGCCATAGGATGCGGCCCACAGCCAGTGCGGCTGCGGCGCGATGTTGGTGCCGATGCAGGAGATAAGCCAGTCATTGCGCGCATCGCCAAAGGTGCCACTTTCGGCGTGAGTCCCGCGAAACGCGGTCCAGAGCTGCGCCTCGATCATCTTCAGCGGGCCCCAGCGGGTCAGCAGCTCGTCGCGGATGGTGTTCAGGCTCTGGGTATCGTTGAACGGGAACACGATATCGGTGTACCAGTCATCGCCCAGGGCGGCCACAACCGCCGCGATATCCGGCGTGCCGGTGCCGCCAGCGAAGGTGGTAAGGGCCACCTCAACGCCTGCGGGCGTCTGTTCGCCGGTGTAATAGTTCAGGCGGACGTCCATCGCGTTCGCGGTCGCACCCTTCCAGTTCGCCGTAAGGGTGACGTCTGCAGTAGATTCTGCCTTCAGCGCGGCGGTGACCTGGGTGTCCGGCAGCTTGTTGACGGCGGCAATGACTGACGCAGCGACAGCATCTGCCGTTGCTTCCGCGCTGACGCCGACCTGGACGGATACGCCGTTAACCAGCAGCGCCAGCGTACCGGCCGCCGCCGCCGGGCCGGTGATCGCCAGCTCAGCCTTCGCAGCGGCACCGGCGGTCAGGTCTTCCAGGCCCATCGCCCACAGCTCTGTATAGCTGTTGGCGTGGCGCAGGGTCTTCAGCATCCCGGCGAGCATAGAGCCCTTACCGTAGAGCTGGTCTGCAGTGCCGTCGCTGGTAATGCGATTTTGCGTCAGAACGGCGGCAGTGCCGGTCGCACTCTGCTGGCCGATGACGATGATTTTGCGCGACTGGGCCGGTGCCCCGGACAGCGCCTGTGAGTTATCAATGTCGATGTAGACCAGCGGGACGCGGATATCATCGGGGATGGTGCCGAGAGCCATATTACTTCTCCTTTACCAGGCGGGCCGGGCGGGATTCCGCCGGGGTGTTTTCTGTAGCTGGCTGAATGGTGGTGATAACAACATCACCCTCTGTCTGGCGGCGCAGCCAGAAAGCCGTCACCTCCAGCGGCTCACCGGCTGGTGACAGATGCAGGCCGTCGGGCTTGCGGACATTCAGGCCCTCGCGGGCGGGTTTAATGTGCTTTTTCATCAGTCGGGTTCTCTTACGTTAATCGTGCCGTCAATTGAGGTGGCGCCATCATTGACCTGCAGCGTGGCCCCCAGGCGGAGGAACTCAGGGAGCGTGGACAGGTCAATCTCATCGTCCAGTTTGAACTCCTGCTCCCACGTCACTGCCCACATCGTTAGCCCCAGATCGTTCAGGCCACCCGAGTAGATATTCTCTGCGCTGACGGAGCTGGCCATGCGCTCGGCCTTCATGCCCGCTGCAGAGCCGCGCATCACGATGCGCCGGACCAGCTTCCCGACCAGCACTTCACAGCGCGCGTCGCGCGGATAGCCCCAGGCGTCGGTGGCCATCACGTATGCCGCCCAGGTAACGTCTCCGGTGGTGCCGCCTGCATTCGCCCGGACGTTGCGCACGCGCAGCGCCGCCAGCCGGATGCAGCCGTCGCGGTCTGACAGATAGGTTTTGACCTCTGCCGGAGTGCTGAACTGGCCTATGTGCCGCTCAATGACGCTGACCCGGTCGGGTGAGAGCTGTTTCTGCTCGCGCAGCAGTTCGGGCTTCAGCCATTCCACGATGTGCCCGGCGGCGGCGATGGTGGAGCCGGTGGTCAGCAGGGTTGGACGTTCGTTACTCACGGTAAAACCTCACTCCAGAAGTCACCGATGACGTGCATCAGCTCTTCGCTGTTGGCGGTGGACAGCCCGAGGAACTCGCGCTGCGGAATGTTCATCATGCGGTTATGCGCCCCTACGGACTGCCAGACGGGGTGCTTCAGCGCCCGGCCAAATGCCTGATGGATCAGGCGGCTGTGGGCACTGACCTGAACGCTGCCGCTGAATCCGTCCTGATGGACGCCGCTGTAGCTGAGCGGCGAACCGACGCGAACGTGGCCGCGCTCAACGACGTACTGAATGCTGTCAAGCAAATCGCCGTTGCCCTGCAGAAGTCCCTGATTGCCGTTGCGGGTCTTGCGATAGCCCGGCGACCATTCCTCCCAGCGCTCGCCTGCAGGCGAGGTTTTCTCATCCGTAATGCGGCGGCGGGTCTGCGACTCGACAACGGCACCGATACTCTCCAGCAGCTCATGCTGCAGCGAACTGTCGGAGAGCTTCTCGATGGCCATGCGCATCTGCGCCAGCTTCTCCGCGCCATAGACTTCAACCGAGATACCCATCAGAGAACGCCCTTGAGGTTGTTGCGGGTGAACAGGCGCTTGTTATCAGAGACGACAATCATCCTGCCGTTGTCGGTTTCCGGCGCGGGCTCATCAGTAGGCAGGCCGAGGTCGCGCGTGCCGTTCGCCATCTCCTTGAGGGTCTGGATGGCGGCTTCGTAGCGCTTCTGAATCAGGTCGGTGATCTGATTGTCGCGCTCCGACAGCCAGTAAATGGCAATAGATACGGCTACCCGGTGCAGCGGGCGCGGAACGGTGGTGATGTTCAGCGGCAGCTGATAGCGCTTCGACAGGAACGAGTTGATCTCCGCATCGGCATCGTCGATGGCCGCACCAATCTTCGTCTCGTCGAGCTGGTCAGTTGACTTGTCGATGGCCATATTCCAGACCAGCGAACCGTCCGCAGCCAGCAGCTCATCGCGGGTAACGTAGATGCCCATTTACTCAGCCTCCCGGTCCTTCTTTAGTACCGATACCCGCAGATTGGGATCGGACTTCAGACGTGCAGCAACAGACTTGCTGATGAAGCACTCCGCGACCACGTCGCCCTCCAGCGCATTTGCCGCGTTATCAGCATCGGGATCGTCACTGGCAAAAACGTGGACCGGCTCATGAGGCCACCAGCGACCGCAGCGCCAGAAGCCCTGAGTTGCGACTGCGCGCACCTCAAGCACTTCAACGTCATCCGTGCCCGGCATCAGCGGTTGTTCCGTGGTCACGCCAGCGGAGGACGAATCCAGCGCAGCGTCATTCCCCGGCACTGAGTCTGGCAGTTCAGCTCCCGGCAGGTCAGTCGCATTAACCTGTGCCACTTCCTGCGGTGAAACCGCGCCAGCGTTATCTTTAGCGCTTTGCTTACCCGTTGCTTTTTCTTTCGTTCCACTCACTGTTCCATCCTCTTTTAAGGTGGGTTACAGCAGGCTAACGCCCGCTGTAACGGCCAGGGGTTAACTTACGGTGCCGGAGCGGCAGGCGTGGTGATGAACGGAGAGTCCACAATCTCCACGTCTTTGTAGTAGATGTTGGAGTTGCCGCCATCGACCAGCATTGCGTCGATAACCCGCTTCGCCGGTGCCCGGTTGTTCGGCCCCACGACGAGCGTCGTCGGACGGATGCCCAGCGGGAGACCGCTGTCACGCTTCATGCCCTGCAGGACCTTCACGGCGGCCTCATAGTTGGCGGCATTCAACGGCGCACGTGAGGCGACGGCGGTCTGCCAGAATCCGAAACCGACGTTGCAGCGGCCGTCCACGCCAAACAGGAACTCGTTTTGCAGGAAGGTGTGCTCGCTGTTGAGGTCGTCCAGCGACTTGAAGTCGAACGCGCGGCGGTCCTGATACAGGATCGGTTTCAGCACCTGGCTTTCATCAATCAGAAACCACGGTTCACCGGCATCGGTGGTCACGTCGCCGACGATATTGCTGTAGGTGCCACCGGCCATCGGATGGTCGGTGTCGAAAAAGTTCTGGCCGTCGAAGCACAGCGTACTGAATCCGGCAACCAGCATCGGGAAGCTCAGGGTGTCCGGGAACTCAGAGACCTGCTTACCGTACGCCTGCGCAATCACGCTGTACTGACCAATCTGGTCGTCTTCGATACTTTCACGCTTGACACGAATGGAGCTTTCCCAGGTCTTGTTAGTGATGGTGTAGCCCTGCTCAGAGAGCCTGACCAGCTGGCGCTCGCCGACCCATTCCTTAATGCCGGGCAGCTCAGAGAGCCAGCCATAGGTATTGGACGCTGCGCTGCTGGGCACGACCGTTGCGATGCGCAGGTACTGCGGCGTAACGCCTGCCAGTCCCTTGGTGAATGCAGCGCTCAGCGAGGTAGAGAGCGCGTGCAGGATTTCTGCGGACGGTTGCGGCATTGTTATTGCTCCTGTTTCGGTTTAGCGGCGAGGTACTCGGCCTGGGTGAGGCCCATGCTGCGGCACATCGCCAGCTCGGTCGGAGTAAGTTCACCCTGGGTCTCAACCTCTTTCGGCTTGGTCGGGTCCGAGTTGACCAGCACCGGCGCGGTTTTCATGTAGTCGCTGAACTGCTTGCGGCCTTCTTCGCTGCGGCAGAGGGACAGGTACATTTCACGGTTGGCCGGGGCTACCTTCCCGCCGGTGATGGCCCCCTCGACCAGGTCCTTTGCGGCCTGTTCGTCAAGCGCCTTAAGCCGACCCTCTGCCGTTTCGGCACGGTTCAGCGCCAGCTGATGGGTTTCAACGGGAATAAACTTCGTCAGGTCGGGATGTTCGGCGCGGTTCAGCGCCACCTTTTCACTGCTTTTGATGGTCTGGATCGCGGCCACGGCGTCATCAACTGACGCGGCGGCAGCAAGACCCAGCGCCGTTGCAATCTGCAAAGGTACGGTCATGGTGCTCTCCGAGTTAAGGGCGGGTAAAAACAGGTTGGGTTTATTGGTCAGGCCGACGCTGGACAGGCGGGTCACCTGCGCATCGGCGGTATTGAAGAACGCGGGGCTGTAATAGCGGTACTTTTTACCGCGCACCAGCGCTTCGCCGTCGGGCGTCCACTCGATGTGGCCGTCAATGCTGCCGTTCTCATTCACGCGCAGGGCATCGACCCAGGCATAGGCCGGAGCCTCTTCGCCCTTCGGGCCGAGCAGTTCAGTGGAATGCTCCGCATCAAACGGCAGCTTGGGATAGCGAAAGGAGGCGTTAACGACGGCGGTTGGGTCAGCGTTGACCCAGGAGCGCCCGTCGCGCCCGGTAAATGCGCCTGCCGGGATCATCGGCAACCACTCCGGCAGCGGTGTGCTGGCATCAGAGATGTCGGGCAGCTCAAAGCAGAGGGCCAGAAGTTCGGGCTGGGTGGTTTTCATGGTGCTGTCCGTCGTCAAAAGTAACTGACGGACAGTGTCGGCGAAGCTGATGATAAAACCGGATTTACCGGTTTCCATCTGTTTGATGAGGGATGCTGCTCAAACGAAGCGGGGAACCACGTTTAAACCACGTTTAAAAACGCCGTGGCGCGTTTAACAAATTTTCAGAGCATCATCGTACCACAAAAGCCGTTGAAGTCTCAGAGCGCCGCTGAGGCGCTTTACCACCTCGTTTACTTACCACTGTCGAACGCCTTCTGCTTAGCCGCCAGCTGCCGCTGCAGTTCGGCCTCCCGACCCATTCCCGGATTATAGTCCCAGCCAGGGTCAATACCCTCCGGCACCATCTCTTCTTCGCCGGTGCGCCGGTTGAGCCACTTCACCCGTTTAACCGCCGGGGCCTCGGTTCGCACCGGCACGGTCTGGCGCACGACGTGCCCTGTCGGCTGGCCGCTGGCGTCAAGCTGCTGCACGTTACGCGTGACGCCATTCTTCAGCAGCTGCTCGTACTCATACTTGCTGACCTGACGTACGCCGCACTTACAGCCCCAGCCGTTGGGGCCGATGTGCGTCAGCCAGAACGGATCGTCAACGGGCAGGCAGAGGTCTGCCCACTTCAGGTGCTCGGCGCGGTGCTCGCGGGACGGACCCAGCGTATAGAGCAGATAGGGCATCGCACGCCTGGTTCGCTGGATGCGGTCCCACTGCCCGGCACTGCGGGCGGTGCGCATGTTGGTATCGTAGAGGGTGCGCAGGCGTCGGTCGCTGCCGAGCTGTACCGGCTTTGTTTCACCCGTCAGCGGGTCATCCATCAGCTGCTGCCCCCACCAGCCGCGCTTCACCAGCAGGGGCTTCAGTATCTCCCGGAACTCGGCGAACGACTGGCCGCTGGCCATCGCCTCTTCAACGAGCGTTTTCACGTCAGAGAGCAGGTCGAGCTGCGTCATTTTCGCCACCGTAAACCCGGCACTGTGCTCCTGGCGCCAGACGTCGCGGTAGTCAAAACCCGGCGTCAGCTTTTTTGACTTCAGCCAGGCCAGCGCCTCCTTCGGGATAATCTCTGGTGCCTTAGCCATCGTTAGCATCCCCCAGTGCCCGCGCCTTAAAGCTCAGCTGCGCCAGCTGCTCGACGAACGCCGACGGCTCCAGCGTCTTCTGCAGGTCCGGCAGGCGCGAAAGAAACTCATCGAAGCTCCCGACGCTTTGCGCCAGCTGCAGTACCGGGCTGGTGAATGCCTGCCCGGTCTGCTCCCAGTCGCTGAGCGCCTCGCTGACCATCGCGTCAATTTCGTCACCCTGGGCGCGGTTGAGCGCCAGCTGCTCGCGGTTGAGCGCCGGGGCCGGGCTGAAGGCTGTAAAGCTGTTTGCCGGTGCAAGGACGTTCGCGTCTTTCTCCGGCTCGGCCAGGCCGAACTTGTCCCGGACCTCGGATTCCTGCACGCGCAGACCGCGGTCGATAAGCGGAATAAGGGCATCAACAAACGCCTTCAGGTCTTCCGGTTCGCTGATAGGTAGCCTGACCAGCGGGTAGCGCTCCTGCGGGCCATAGTTGAACTGGATAAACGGCCTGACCAGAAACTCATTGAGCGTGTTCTCCAGCTGGCGGGCATCCCATTTTGCGATATCCATGCGCACCCGGTCGTGAACGTCCGCCTGCGCGCGGGAGCTGCCGTCATCGGTTGTCATGGTCTGGCCCAGCACGGCTTTACTGGTCTGCGCATCGCACCACTCGGCCATCTCCTTAAACAGCGCGCCGCCGTTGTTGCGGCTGGCGGTCTCCTGCATCTCCAGCTGCATACTCTGCGGAATGGCGCAGCCCGCATCGGAGGCGATAGACGCGATGGCGTCTATCAGCGTCTGGATCTGTTCCTGGCTGGCGTTCGCGCCGTACTTGCCGATGACAATCGGAATGCCAAATTTTTCAGCGAAGGCCCACCAGTCCCGGACGGTGAATGACTTCAGCATGTACATCACGGCAACCAGCCGCGCTAGACCGTTGCGCAGCGGCAGACCGGACTTGAGGCGCGGGTAGTGCAGCACGTACTTGCCTGGCGACAGCGGGATGCCGTTGACCGGCTGGTCATCGGTCAGCAGACGAAACTCGCGCAGCGTGTCGCTGTCGGGCTTCAGGAATCTTGGGTCAACCCACTCATAATCGTAGGGCATCCAGCCGTCGCGGGTGCTCCAGAGAATTTCACAGACGCCCACGCCCTTGCCCAGCCCATCCAGCAGGTCAAACAGCAGCTCGGGGATTTGCGGCTGCTCCATCAGGTTACGGACGGCATCGGCCAGCATGACGTCGCGCTCGTCGTCGCTTGCAGCTTCCACGCTCGGCGTGATGCTGGCCACGGTCAGTTTACGGGTACGCAGCACGCTGGCGTAGTGCAGGTCGCGCTCTTCCATCTCCTCGGCCAGGATGAAGTAGTCGCGCGCGTTGCCTTCGGTCACGTTACGCAGAACCCCGGCCAGGCGGGCCGGGGAGAGCGTGCTTGCCACGCTGATGCCGGGGGACGGTTGCCTGACGCTGGCGCGCCTTGCCCGCGCCTCCGGCTGCGTCATTGCAGCCTCGTTGACGGTGATGGCCTCGTCGGTAGCCGGATTCAGCAGGCTGCGGATTGCGCCGGTGAGTTTTTTTAGCATCAGAGTAGTCCCCGCTGATTTTTCAGGCCACGGGTGATGCGCAGCTGGCGGTGGCCGTCGCTCTGGCGCTGCTGCTGTTTACTGTTGAGGCGGTGCAGCTCGTAGCGCTGGCAGTCCTCCTTGCTGGCCAGAAATGCCAGGAAAATCGCATAGGCGCTGTCGCCGTGTCGCTTGTGGCCATCGCTGCCGGTTGTCTCCCGGTCATCAATACCCGGCACCCCGCGCAGGATCACAATCTGCCCTAGGTCGGCGATCACGTCTTCGTGCTTCGGCAGCACCAGCTCGTCATCCTCAAATGCCGCCTTAAAGCGCGGCATGTTCTCGCGGTAGTGCCCGACGGATGGCATTACCACCTCGACCTCAGCGCCGTATTTTTCCGCCGCCTGTTCGGCCAGGTAGTTACCGTTCCCCCGGCCATCGAGCTTGATACCGTCCCGTCGCGGGAGCCGGTCGCAGATAAAGAACAGCGCCTGCTCCTGCTGCGTATAGGGAACGTTCGCCAGCTCCACCAGGAACGGCACCGTGCGGGTGGTATCGTCGTTTACGGTCATCGGTGCAAAGACGGTCAGATGGCCCGACCGCGCGAAGTCCTCGCCGAGGCAGTGGCGCAGGTTCGGCGGAAGCCGGTTCAGCTCGGGGAGGACCGTCTGCTCAAGCCACTCCTGCATATCCAGCGCCCGCATCCCCTCTGGCATGGCGTTATAGTCAGCCGTGCCGGTGAAGCGCAGAACGGGGCCGCCGCCGCGCGCCGCGCGCTCGCGAATCGAGCGAGCCAGATAGGTGCCGCCGCCGTTCTTCGGCTCGCAATAGTATTCCTCGCGGGCATCTTCTACGGTGGCGGTATCGCTGAGCAGGTTAGCCAGCCACTCGGCCTCGGCCGCCGGTGACCACTCTTTCCGGGTCACCTGGCAGATGCGACGATAGAGGCCCTCGCTGATAGCCAGCTCGATATCAATACGGTGAACGGAGTAGCGTTTTTTACCCGCGCGGCTGTCGGTAATGATGGTGTTGAACAGGTTCTCGATGCCGTTATGGGTCGAGATCAAACGAACCTTCGAACCCCACATGGTCAGCGCCAGCGCCGCCTTGAGCACTGCGGCCAGGTCTTTCTGGAACGCGGACTCGTCGATAATAACGTTGCCCTGCATACCGCGCAGGTTGGACGGGTTGGACGACAGCGCCTTGATTTTGAAGCCGCTGGCGAACTGGATGACGTAGACCAGAATGTCTTTGTCTTCGTCCTGCAGGACCTCCTCGCCGATATCGGATGCCGCCCAGTCGTAGGCTTTGGCCCACATCGCGCAGGCGTCGATAAACTCGCGCGCCATGTCTTTTGTGGTGCCGACATAGAAGGTGTCGCAGCCACAGGCGCTGGCGGACATTGAGCCGTTCAGGGCGGCATCCGCCGCCTCTGCCCAGGTCAGCCCGGTGCGGCGGGATTTCTCGGCGATTTTGAGCTGGGATGTGTCGGCTATCCAGCGGCGCTGATACGGCAGCAGAACCTGGTCTGCATCGAACTCCCCAGACAGGATCGCCGTCGCCGACTGGTTACGCAGCTGCTCCTGCGCTGACAGGCTCCCGGTCATCATGCAATCCCCAGAATCTGGCGACGGATATCAGCGGCGGTTTCCGCAGACAGCCCGGCCTGTTTTGTAATTTTCTCCGCCTGCGCGGCGGCTTCTTCAGCGAACGCCTGGCGGATTTCTTTCTCACGCTTGTGGCTGGCCATAGCAGCGGCTTCGAGACGCTGGGCGACCAGGGCAAGCTGGCCGAGCGCCTTCGGTTCAACGGTCTTCTCGCTTTCGGCCATCGACATCGAGGTCTCAAAGGCGAGGGTTTTGACAAACTCCAGCAGCAGCTTTCCGACGTCGGACGTTGGGGCAGAGCCGAGCTTAGCAGCCCAGATTTCGGCCATCTCTCGCGAGGCACGGATTTTGGCGCCGAACTCCTCCATACGGCTTGCATAACGGTTCAGCCCGGTGCGGCTGAGCTTCATCTCCTCAGGGAGGTTATGACCGTCGATTAGCTCGTTGATGGCCTCGCGGATCTCCTCCTGGGTATGGCGCTTCTCGCGCAGCATCTGATGGAGCTGGTCGCGAACGCCATCAGGCAGCAGGTCGATTTTGGACGGACGACCTCGGGTGGGGCGTTGTTCAGCTGTCACGCGCGCTCCTTTTCCATTCTGGCGGCAAAGTCTTTGCGGGTCGCTGCAATATCTTTCTGCAGCAGACGCCATGCGCGCCGGATTTCCGGCTCGGCACTCAGGAATGTATTGAGGTAGCTGTCAGGGGCATTGCGGTCATATGGCTTACCGGTTTTCTCTTCGAGAAACTTCGCAATCACCTGCGTTTCCAGTTCAGCGCAGACGAATGCGGCAGCAAGGTGCCTGATAGTGCTACGTGCGACGGGCGCTAATGGTCTTTGTTTTTCCATCGTCAGCCCCTCGCGCGGGGCTTTTTCACCCCCGGAACCGTAGCAAGACCGCTGGCGACGTCATCGCCACGCCCGGTGATACTGGCCACATAGCAGCCGGAGACGTCCGCCAGCGTCACTAGGCCTTGCTCTTTCAGCCAGGCCAGATGCGTGCGCACGGTGTCCCGTGAGACCCGGTGCCCATAGGTCTGCAGACAGGTCTGCAGAATGGACTCGTTCGCACTGTCGCCGCATTCGATGAGAGATCGCAGAATGACCAGGCGCTGGTCCTGGTCGAGAATGTCACGCATAGTCACCTCATTTTTCCTTTAGTTCGTTTTCAAGAAGTAAATCGCTGATACGTGATACCTGGCGGATTGAGGGTGCCAGTTCGCGGAGCTCGCCACGCAAATCGCGCATCTCCAGCTGTAGCTGATGCAGGTCTTTTTGGTTAGGTAGCCCGGCGATAGTGCTTTCCATTCCCTGCAGGCGCGTGCGCAGCAGTTCCAGCTCCTCGCGCTTAACGTAGGTTTTGGCCAGCAGCAGTTGAATGACGTTCACCCCGGACATAAACAGCGCCCAGATGATGGCCCAGTTACCCTTAATGACCTCCCAGTCCATGCTTCCTCCTGTGCTCTCTGATGGCCTGGCAGGTAACGCAGGTCACTGCATCAGGAAGCGCCTGAAGCCGGGCTGCAGGAATTGGCTGTTCACAGTCGTTACAAAATCCGTAACTTTCCGGCAGCTCTTTAACGCGCCTTAAATGCTGGTTTAAGAGCCGCTCCCGCTCTTCCATTTCAAGGTCGCTGGCGCGATCAAATGCTTTAGTCATTTACCCACCATGACCTTGTGTTTGCTGGATTTGCTGTAGCGGGCGAAGCCGTCCAGCGTCCTGAACCCCAGATACCCCAGCGCGGGCGTGGCCAGCATCAGGGCAATATCCCAGTCCGGCTCCGGCATCGTGAAGGGATGCCCGAACGCCCCGGCGGCGGCTCCGATTTGCTGCCCCAGCGACATCAGCATCACGTAGGCGATGCTGCTGTAAAGAGAAAGACGGGCCATCAGTGGCCGGGTCTGGCGGACATATTCATCCGTGGCGTTGTCGCCGTTGCGGATGGTCTCCTGCTGCTCATGCTGCGCTGACTGCTGGTCTGCCAGCTGCGCCTTATCCCGTTCAAGCTGAAACTGCTGCAGCTGAACCTTCAGGCTCTCCAGCTGCACGAGCTGTTCCGGCGGAAGCTGGGCGAGCTTCTGCTCAAGAACGCGCTGCTGGTCAGCGGGGTTGATGGCGCTGTTGACGGTTTCGACGATGCTGGCGACGGAGTCTGCAGCCGTCGCCGTGTCCTTACCAAAGAGGCCACCGATGGTGCGGACCAGAGACGGGCCCGCTTTCAGCAGGGCTGATGCGATGGTGGACAACGTTATCGGGTCCATTTAAGCGGCTCCCTGTGAGAAACCCAGAGATAAACCAGCGCGCCGGAAAGCACGCCAGCGGGTCCGAGAAAGATGGCGGGCAGCGTGTTAGCGAATATCGGCGCAACTGCCAGCAGCAGCGCGCCGATTGCCCACATCACCCATGACACCAACCCTGACCATCTCCATGTCGTGGGGCCGGGCTGTAACAGGCGATACGGCAGATTCCCCAGGCCGACGCTGATACCGACCAGTAACGTACCGGAGAACGCCAGCCACCAGACCGCAAACGCATGTCGGCCAGAGAACCAACACAGCAAAAGCGACACCGTAACTAGGATGATAATCGTCCATCCTGAGCGGAGGACCTGAAGCAGTGCCAGCTGCCACCCGGCAGTAAAAGCGTTAATCATTATGTTTTTCCTTATATCGCTGGCACTGCCAGACGATGTCTCTGATATCGACGGAGTCCCATCCCCGGCGGTAATAGCTGGCGTGGGTGCCGTCGTGGCCTGTGTAGTCAAGAGGAACCGGCGGCGGGCCACCGGCAACGCGGTGAAGCACTTCCTGCCGGAGCCGGTCGCGCCGCCCCGCACGCATACTGCCGTCCCAGCCGTTGCCCATATCGTCAGCTCCGGGTTACGGAAACCTGGCCGCCGATAACCTCCTGACAGGCATTCGCCAGCTCATCGAGGCGGTTATACCAGCCGTTGAGGTATTTACCCTGGGCCGGGTTGGCTTTGATAATGTCGGCGTAGTAGCGGGCCCGGCGCAGGAAGCAGCGGGTCAGAAGCCATTCAGGATCGGTACTGGTGACAGCTGTGATGGTTTTCGGGCCGACGATGCCATCAGCAGTGACGCTGACCGCATCCTGAAGCAACTGAATCGCCTTTTTAACGCCGTACTGAACAGCAGAATCGAAAACAAAAAGGGAGATGCCATCCGGCCAGCGAGGGCAATAAGAGGGATACCAGTAGTCGCGGTAATAAATTTGCCCGGCCTGCTCTTCGGTCAGGTCTTTAATTCGGGTATCGGGCTTGCCGTCGCCATTGACGTCGGTCCTGCCGTCGGCCAGGCCATCCCGCTTATCGGAAATACCGTATTTGGTTTCACCACCATTATCGGTAGGATCGTTAACATAGCCGCCCTCTTTAGAGAGAACAAAATCCAGGGCGTGCTGAAAGGCGGGGGACAAAAGCTGCGTGGTCATTGGCACCTCAAGGAAAGTGATAACACTTTCCTCAATTTATGCCGGGCGAAAAAAAAGCCGGATTTACCGGCTTCATTGATTAAAATGGATGGTTACTTAGGCTTCATAGTACATGCATAAGAGTACAGATTTGAGCCAATGGTTCCCATTTGGATTTCAAATCTAAATCCGTTTATTATTTCTGTATCATGCTGCGTATTATTAATTGGCTCAGCGCTTAAAGCGTACTTAAATGCGCGCTCAACACGTTCAAAGTCTTGCTTATCATCACGAGAAAGGACACTTTTAACCAGCTTATAGCATGATGAAAGTGCCGCTACCCCTGAAAATGATGGGTCCTGAATAGCTGCAATTGAAACGACTCCAGCTTGTTTAACGCCAAGCAGCCATGAGCTTTTTATAATATTATCCTCAGTACGTGCTGAGTAGACTTGAACTCCATCGACAACATTCCCTTTTTTCCACTCATCCCGTTTCAAAACACCTTGCATTTCAAACTGAGAGATTAAAACTTCATTAGATGGAAGCTCTTTCGCCTCAGACTTGAAGAAAAATGATGCGACCCAAATCACAAAAGCAATAAAACATATATTCCCGATGAGTTTCATAGGCTATTCCTTGTCAAATAAATCAGGTTGATACTTGCGCTGTTCCAGTCGCCGCATCCGTTTGATAGCTTTATACACCGTTTTGTAGGTCACCTGGTAGCGCTCAACCAGCTGCGGAATGTTGTTCCCCTGAAAATCACGCCAGATGCGCATATCTCTGACCAGCTGTTCCAGTACCTGGCCGCGCGGGAAGTAAACCTGCATCCCGCCGATTTTACTGCTGATTGCCGCTACCAGCTCAATCGAATGACGCGGGTCATACCCAAGCCTCTCCAGCTCCTTACGCAGCAGGGCGTTGAGTTCTGCCAGCAGAGAGGGAAAGCGGGAGCTTTCCATCTCATCGTCAATGTGGTCAAGGATGCTGTCGTCCTGAACATCACCAAAGAGATCGTCGTTTATTTCCACGTTTTCGCCGCCTCTGAAAAAGCCCAGCAGATGGTATCGTAATCGCGATACTCGTCACCGGAGCGTGGGTTTACAGGCAGGCGCAGTTTGTGCGCCTGCAGGGCCTTTTTCATCTCACGGATGTGCCACTGCTTCAGGCTCTCCAGCAGGTTATCTTCTGCCTCATCCCGCAACCATTCAAGGGTTGCCACCCCGGCACCGCCGTTGAGTAAGCGGGTCTGTCGTTGCACGTACCGGTCCAGCGCTGCGTCACTGCCGTCCCTGATAAAGCCGTCGCTGAGCATTGCCCGCCAGACCGCCCGCACCTTCTTGCTAACCGCTGAGGGAGACGACATCCGGCGCCTGGCGCTGGAGCGCGGCTTGCTTTTGAAACCCTTTGCCTCCAGCGCTTTGATAACGCTCTGCAGCTCGACGATAGTCATGTCCCGACAGCTCGATTTACCCGTAACGACTGCCCCCAGCAGCGTGCGATAGGTGTCGTCGTCAAGCGACAGCTGGTTTCTGGCGATATGAATCAGCTGGATAGCATCAGTTCGCGTCATACTTTAGCCTCCTTCTGGCAACGCTCGGTGTACTGCTGCTCGCGCATCATGCGCTGCGCGGCCTGCATCAGCAGGCTCACGGCCATTCTTGCGCGCGCTGCCGCAAAGCGGTTGCTGGTCTTCGGATCGAGATAGAGCGTTTCCGCCAGGCTGAGCTGCTCTCCCGCTTCTTCAAGCAGTCCCTGAACGGATGGCCAGAAGGGATTCACCGGCTGCACATCAACGCCGACAGTCTGTGCGAGTCGGGTCATTTTGCGGCTGACTTCGTGGTCAATCATCTGACCCATGCCGTTATGGCGAAGCTGGGCAATCATAATTTCGACATCAGCAGCTTCCTCAGCCAGCGTGCTGCTGTCCGTTTTATGATTGATAAAGCGCGCGCAGGCAGCAGACAGCTCGCTTGACTCTTCAGCCAGAACCAGCACCTGAGAATCAAATCCCCACTTAGTTAATGCCGCGTCGAAAATAGCGGTGTTTTTGGCGTTCATAATAAGTCCTTATTGAATTTCGGCGTGAGCGAACCCACGGCGCTACGCCGGAATTAAAATTTAAATTAACTAACGAATAATCAGAGCTTGGCTAAATCCAGCGATATCTGCTGATATCCGCCATCTGCCTGACGCTCATACAGACGCAGATATTGGCTGGTGCCCGTCACCTGAATGGCATCAGCCACGGCATCCATTGCCTCATTCCATTTAATATCGTCAATGTTCAGCTGCCGCAGCCCGAGCACCTGGTTAATATCAATTTTCCCCTGCTTGTTGACCCGGAAGGCATGATCGACGAGCGCCATGATTTTTTCATCAGCACCGCCTGACCATTCGCTGATGCAGGTGTCAATCAGCGTCTTCGCAGCCTGAATGCGCTCATCAAAAACGCGATGCTCACCGACTGCGCGAACCAGTTTGTAACGGCCATCAAAGCTGACCAGAGTAACGTTGCCCTTGGTGCCGCCGTACTCCACGCCATACTCGGCGGCAGAGACGTCGATAAAGTCGGCCACCTCTGACATCGCCTGCAGCTTAAACTCGGCCATAGCCTGACGTTGCTTTTTAGCGGCTTCAATAATGCGTAGGACGACATCATCCCGCAGCTTATCTAACGGCTTAACCTGCGACTCTGGCACATAATGCCCCTGGGCATTAATACGGTATCCTGCCGGTATGGTATTTGCTGTAGTCATGCGACCCTCACTGAATTAACAACTTCTGAATAAACGATGCCCGAAACGGTGCGACGGCTTAATTCCATCTTCTCGGCAATAACGGGGATCGTCAGCCCTTCTTTATAAAGCTCACGGCATAGCCAGGCGTCATGCGCGTCTGCCGACTGCACCAGCATTGATATTCCCCACCGATGCGCCTGCGCGCAAACTGACTGACGCGAGCGGTTAAGCCTGTCCGCAATTTCCTGAGTGCTCAGCTTACCTGCATGGTCACGGACGAACTGACGTTCAGCTTTCGTCCACTGACGGCGCGTGGGAGCACCTTGCGCGCCTGAAGGAATTACCAGCAGTGACACCCCCCAACGGGTCGCCTTGACGCGAACTGCACGGCATGAGCGGTTGAGCCTGGCGGCAATCTGCTGAGCGGTCAGCTTACCGGCGTTGTCGTGGACGAACTGACGATCTGCTGTAGTCCAGAAACGGGGCTTATTCATCATCCTCTCCTTTTTTCCAGATATTCTTTAGTGACAAGGTCAGTAAAACGAATTAATGCAGAGCAGGCCTCATGCTGGTTATCAGCCTCGGGTACTCCAGGAACCAGTAATTGTTCATTCGTCCGCGAATGCCTGGCCCAAATATCAATTAACTCCCGGACGCGTCTTTCATCACCGGTAACAATAGGCAATGCACCCTCGGGATAATTACGACCAAACTCAATCAGCCCCGACGCCCAGGCATAGGCCGTGATTTTTGCCGTCATAGCTACCTCCATATCACGTGGCAACCGGCGATGGTGGCCATCCAGACAGAGCGCGTGCCGGTCGGGCAGCGTTCAATCAGGTGGCTGGCGCGATTTACCAGCTCTGATGGCGGGCAGGTAATCTCAAGGCACGGACGGCGCATCCACACACGCATGTCGGTAACGCGGCTACCGCGCGCCAGCAGCCAGGCCTGCGCGGCGTTGGCCATTCCCAGATGGTCGGCAATACGTTCGGTAATCATGATGAGCGCTCCTTAGTGAGGTCATAGAAGCTCTTACCTCCACAGCGAGGACAAACAGAAGTAAAGACCTTGATTCCCCGGTAAGACTTATCCCTGACGCTTACGCGCTCACCTTCATCATGGATATTACGGCAGCGCGTACATTTCACAGGTTTCATGCTTTCCATAATCAACTATCCCCTCAGTAACGTTGAGACATCTACATCGAGATCCAGATCGCGCAGCGCCTTGCGGATATAGCCCTCGCTGACCTCATGACCTGCGCCGTGGGCAGTCATTGCCGCCAGGCGCAGGGAATGGCTGAGGATGCGCAGCGCACCGGGTTTCTGCGCAATCTGCTGCAGCAAATCTCGCTCTTTTTCTCCGGTTATATGCCAGGCATCGGCAATCGCGGTTACGTCCGCTTTTTTGGTCTTATTGATAGCCACCCGCTTCGCGATACGGGAGAACAGGCGGGCGAACTCGACGGTGCGGTTTCCGCCGGTCATGTTGCTGTAGACGCGGTGATTGCCCATCAACACCAGCCCGACGCGCGTGGCCTCCTGCAGCAGGCGCAGTTCCTCCAGCGTTTCTGCCCCGAGGTGGTCAGCCTCGTCGATAATGACCAGCCCCTGCGTACCATCCAGGCGACGGCGCAGCGCGCGGGCCAGCGGTCCCTTGCGGCGCGGTGCATCGTTCATCCCCAGCTCATAGGCCAGTTCAGTCAGGCACTCAAGCACGCTGGCGCAGGACGGAGTTACCGTTATCATCCAGACGTTATCGTTGTTGCGGCGGTATTCGCGCGCCGCTTCTGACTTACCGACGCCGGGGTTACCACATACCACGCCGATACATTCGGTCAGATGCGCGTAGCGAAACGCCGTCCAGATCTGCTTAACCGTGGGCGTCTCAATAAAGCGGGGAGGCTCCGGCAGTTCGGCGGCGGACTGCTGCTTATTGACCCAGCGAGTAAGCGCCTTTTCCACCCGGTCGTTATCACCGGCATATTTATTATTCATGAAGCTGGAGACCACGCCGGTTGAGAGACCGGTTTCGCGGGAAACCTGGGCAAAAGTCCAGCGGCCACCGTCAACGAGGTTGCGCAGAACCTCGCGAATATCAGAAATATTCACATCAGACATAATTCACTCCGTTTTTTTGAATTACATTAAATCGCGCTTAAATAGCGTTTTTACGTTTATTTGATTCCAGAATATCCAGCGAGTTATTCAGATATTCATCCTCGCTGTATTCAGCCTCCTCCAGCTCAGCCAGGGCCATCGGCGTAGCTCCGCGCTGCGGGCGATAGACATTCCCGCGCAGCAACTCCTGCTCTGCCGGGGCTGGCAGCGTCTGGACGTTCTCTGCCTCCGCCAGGCGGACCTTCTCCTCACCGCGTGCACGCATCCCCTTGATGCGCTGCTGGCGCTGGTGATACTCGGCCGTGACCGGGAATGCCTGCTGTTTATTACCGTCCCAGATAGCCTCACAAATAAAGGAACCATCCATGCGACGAATAACAACTTTGTTTGCATCGTGTATATCGTAATTAACGAGCACTTTATTACCGTGCTCGTTGTTCAGCTCGGCTGAGTAATACAGGTTATTGAACAGACGCACCTCGCAGCGGTTAACGGTACGCTCTATCTGCGGCATGAACATTTCGCGCAGCTCCAGCTCCGACAGCCACTCGATTTCGGTCTTCTCGGTTTCCAGCTTATAGCGGCGGAACTGTGCGGGAGTGAAGTGCTCGCCGTCGCTGCGCAGCGGCAGAGACTCGTGCGGGCGGTTGTTGTACCACTCCACCCCGGCCTCAATGTGCTGAATCAGCGATTCCCAGGACGGCAGATCGCGCAGAGTCGCCTGCTGCTTTGCCGTCAGCTCTTTGCCTTTATTCGCGGCGTTAGTTGCCGATGCCAGGCTTTTCGTCATCTTACCAACGGTGCTGCGGTCTGCGCCGGTGCCGTAGTAGGTGGCAAACTGGCGCGATATGCGCATGGCCAGAGAGCGGTTAAGGCGTTCGATGATGCCACGCCCCTGCGGATTCTCCGGAATACCCAGCCGGTGATCGATACCGAGGCGGGGAAGGATACCGGTTAACTCAGCATCAAAGGTATTGTTGGTCTCACCGCCGCCGTTATCCGAGTAGTACAGAAAAGGCTTGCCGTGGTTTTTAATACCGTGGCGCAGGGCGTCAGCGACCGCAATTACGCTTTCAGACAGCGCCAGGCTCCAGCCGACGATATAACGGCAGCTGCCGTCCAGAATAAATGTCACCTCCGGCGAGAACGGGTTGCCGTGGTCGGGGTGAGCCACCTTCATCTTCATGCCGTGGCCGTCACCAATCCAGACGTAATTAACCGGCAGGGACTCCCAGTCACGGCGGACAAAGCCCTCATACTGGCGGAACTCGCTGCCGGTGATTCGGCCTTTTTGCTTCACAACAACAGGCAGCTTGTTCATGGCGTAGCACACCTGGTCGTAAGAGGGGATCGCTGCGGCCATCATGGCGTCACCCTGGTAACGCTCAGCCCAGCCCGCAGCAAAATCGTCGTAGGCCTCCTGAATACCGCGCCCGTCCGGACGGCGGTAAAAACTCAGGAACTCTGGCAGCCATTTGATTTCTTCTGGTTTGACCACCTGCCGCTTGCCTGGGGCCAGCAGCAGAAGCCGCTCAGCGGCAGAGCGCGTCTTATTAAAATCAGCCACCCAGCGCTTAAGCGATATTTCACTCAGCGAACGCGATGCGCCTTTCTTTGCATTCGCCATCGAGACGGCATCCGCCAGGCGTTGGGGTAATTCACCGGCCTGCGCCTGACGCACAATTTCGCGGATAGCCTTCGCACGGCTATACCCAGGCAGTTCGCCGAGGCGCAGAACTTCGACGACAAGCGCCATACGCGCATCAGCAGTCTGACGCTGCGCCGCCGTGAGGCAGTTCAGCTTCTGCTCCATGAGAGCCGGGCATTTGCGATAGACCTCTATTTTGGCTTCTTCGCTGCCTTTAGCTCGTGGTGATGATGGTTCGACTAACTCACCGGAGGGCGTGGCCATCAGCTCTCTAATCTGACGGGCGCGCAGCGCGTGCTGAGCGACCTCAGGTAAGCAGTCGATGTGATATTCAAAGGCCTTACTACCAGCGCGTTTTCTTATGAGGCTCTCATTGCCTTCAGCAAACTTGTTCAGCTTGTTTCTAATATTGTGCTCGCGGCCAGGAAGACCGGGTAACGAGATACACTCACGTGCAGTTAACCAGAGAGACATTCCCTTCCTCCGTCACTCACCCAGTTTATGATTAGAAACGTAGCGGCTTGGCCAAATGATGTCTGGCTCAACTCCGATTTTTTGTGCGATCACTTCCTGGTAACGAACACACTTACGGTAGAAGGCATTTCTGACAGCTCCAGTCTTAAGTCCAAGCTCCTTCTCGATATCCTGGAGATCCACGCCTTTTTTATCCAAAGCCGCGATAATTGCCTTGCTGGACCAGTCTTGCCCAGGCTCTATGAACACTCGCGTCAGGTCTTGCTTCATCAGCTGCATCGTGTGATCCTACCCGTTTTATCTAATTCGATAATCAAAACCGATTATCGTATTAAACAACTCTACTCGAACAATAATCCGAAAACAAGTTTTTTGTGCGGTTTATTGTGCGAGGAAGCCTAAACCAAAACTTCTTGATATAAAGGATTTATTTTCAATGGGTTATGTCAAAAAAACCGAAGCAGATGCAAAAGAACGAGATCGGATTATTGTGGAGGGTGGAATAACCCGCTTTGGTGAGCGCTTGAGAAGCGCAATGAAGGGAATGAGCAATAGTGAGTTATCACGCCGGAGTGGTATGTCAGAGACATCTATTAGAAAGTATCTGAAGGGGGATATGTATCCAGGCATAGACAGCGCAGTTGTAGTTGCTGCTGCGTGTAATGTGTCTCCTGTATGGCTGATCTGTGGGCTCGAACAAAAGGGCGAGTTCGAAGCTGATTCACCAGCACTGACGAACCACGATCCACTCTTAGAAGTTATACTTACTCGACTGCCCCCTGAGCAAAGTAAGGCCTTGGTAGACGCAATAATTCTTCATGGGGTAACTGGTATTTTACTTGCATTGCAAGGTAACTCGAATTTGGCGGACTTCATGCAACTCACAGAAAGTGAAAGAGATCGGGTTCTGCGCCTTTATCAACAGATTAAAGAGGGGGACGCTGAGACTTGTGATGTAGTACAGACGACCGCCTCATCAGGCGATTCTAAGAAGGCCGGATAAGGATGTCTGGCGCTGAGTATCTTTAGAATCCTCCATCAGGATACTTGCTTTATGCTAAATCTCCATTTGAGTGCTGAATCTGGAAAACCTATTTTATAACATGTAGTTATAGTCAGTTTTGATGTCTGAGCTGCATAAATTTAAAAGAACATCGTTGTTCTTTTCTGGTTGTGCAAAAGAAACATCATATGCAATGACTAAGATTTTTTGAATGCTGCCATGACAGGGCTTTGAACGCCGTTTAAACTCCCAATGCCGATGAACACGAAGTATCAATAGTTTTCCAAATTCTGACGATTCTCAAAGTTTGGTATCAAATGCTGTTTTTGGTCGAACCCAGTATTCCCGCGTGTTTCCGGCTATTCCCTCTTATTCCCGGTAGTATCAAATGATTCCCTTCATAA